CAACTTTAAAAATCAAAGTGGTGAGCGTGAAGCGGACTTTATCAATGTTGTTATCTGGCGCCAGCAGGCAGAAAATCTTGCTAATTGGGCTAAGAAAGGCGCTCTAATCGGAATTACTGGTCGCATTCAGACTCGTAACTACGACAATCAGCAAGGCCAGCGTGTCTATGTTACAGAAGTTGTTGCAGACAACTTCCAGCTTCTGGAGAGTCGTAACAAATCTGCTAATCAGAGCAGTATTGACGACCAGATGCCACCAAATTTTGGAGATAGTCAGCCTATAGACATCTCAGACGATGATTTACCGTTTTAGGGAGAAACAAATGTCTGAATACAAGAAACCAACTTATATCATCATTCAGGAAGCGATGGCTGACCGCATTCGCTTCTTGGAAGACGAGCTCTATAATCGAGCATACAAAGATATCGAAAGGCAAGAAGCTGAGATTGATAGTTTAAAAGAAAAATGTGTCAATCTCATGCTAGAAAATGCAGATTATATCTGGGATGAGATGGCTCGCTCTGCTATGGTTAGGAGAGCAAACACGAGGAGATGGAGGTCAAGAGGATGTATCTAAAATATAAACACATGCAGATTGTGAAACATGCTTTGCAGTATTATGTTCAGCGTGAAGGTGCGGATGAACACGACTTGATGGTTGAGCGAAATCTTCTAGATAAGGTCAAAAAAAATATTGAAGATTTTAAGGAAAATGTGATGAAAAATTCATGTAGAGGTGGGAAATGATATTGTTTGAAATTATCAAAATTTTAGGAGCTATGATTATCATAGCGAGCTTAATAATTCTATTATTGGCTATTTTAGTTAGTGGATGGAGGGTAATTTTCAAAAATGAACAAAAGAATCAAGAAGAAGAAAGCTAAGCAAGCTCTACTGCGTGAGCAAGAGAGACTAGCTCAAGAGCTGGCTCAGCTAAGTCCTGAAGAGCTTGTGAGAACCATCAGGGAAGGATTCAAGAATATAGCTAGAGCACTTGCTTCTTTTTTCGATGGTCTAGCAGCGGTTTTCAAAAGTTTTGATGAGCCTTGAAAAATGAAAATATATAGAAATGAGGTGAGAGATGCCTTTTTTCCCAGAAATCAACGAAACCAAAACGAGAGAAAATGCCAAGAAAATTTTGAAAGGCTATCCTCGCTGGCGTCGTGTGGCCAATGACAAAAATGGTCAAAAGGTGACGACTACATACTCTTTCATGCCTCGAAATCCTGGAAGCGATAAGACTAGTCAGGTTGAAAAGCTGGCTATCAGAAAAGTAGACGCAGAGATGGAGCTGGATGCGATTGAGCAGGCAGTCAGCGAGCTACACGATCCTTACTATCGCAGGATCATATATGAGAAGTACATGGTCTGGCATCGAAAGAAAGATGAGACGATATACAATGAGCTTTCGATCTCAGAGAGCTCATATTATGAGATTCTTGACAAAGCTCTATTAGCATTTGCGGAGCTTTATCGGAACGGTGAGCAGGTCGCAATTCTGGAGTAAAAGCGGAGTAAGTCAAGAGTAAATAGCAATTTCAATGTGCTAAAATGGTACTATCTAATAATAGACGAAGGCAGGCACACCCTGCCTTTTCTTGTAGTTTGGAGGTGATGTTGTGAAAAAAGTTGATCCAATTCGAGAAGTTGATGATATCGAACGCATGAAAGATTATCTACGTTCTAAAAGCGAGCGTAACTATATACTGATCATGTGTGGCTTGTATTCTGGATTGCGAATTAGCGACATCATCCCGCTACAAGTCAAGCATGTGCTTAGTGACCACATTGACATTTACGAAAAAAAGACAAGAAAAAGGAAAAGATTTCCTATAAATGACCAGTTAAGGAAGGCCCTGGACGAGTATATCAGAGGAAATGATTTAAAAAGCTACGATTTCCTTTTCCCAAGTCGAAAGAAAAAACGATCAAAATCTGGCAGCATGCCAGGCGCAAGAATCCATCACATAAGTAGAGAAGCTGCTTACTTGATATTTAAAGATGCTGCTTTGCATATTGGTCTTAACAAAATCGGAACGCATTCAATGCGTAAAACTTTTGGATATCATTTCTATAAACGAGAAGGAAATCTGGTCATGTTGATGAAAATATTTAATCATGCAACACAGAGACAAACGCTCGATTACATTGGCTATGAGCAGGATGAGATAGATAATGTGATGCTTAAATTTAAGTATTAAATCATCTTATATTTAACATATCGAGAATCTGGAAATTCAATTTTAGAAAAACAATGCTGGATCCTTGAAGAATATGCCTCTAGGGATATTTGATTGAATTTAACAGAATATAAGATATGTTAAATATGGGAGGGGTTCAAGTATAGAAAATACCCCCTCCCCAGAACAACCAGAGAGGTCTTGAAAACCTCCCCCCTAATCATAAAAAAAGGAAGTCCCTAAGATGAACCTCCCCCGACCCGACAGAAACGGACCTCACCGTGTCGCATTTGAAAAGAACAAGAACATCATACTTAAAACCAGAAATACTTGCGGAATTTGTGGGTTACCCGTAGACAAGTCCCTGAGATACCCACACCCGTTAAGTCCGGTCATTGACCACATCATCCCAATCAACAGAAATGGGCATCCATCAGATATCAATAATCTACAGCTAGCTCATTGGCAATGCAATAGGCAGAAGTCTGATAAGCTCTATGCTGATAGCAAAGCTGAAAACGGGAAAGTTGTTGGCAATCGCAATTTACCTCAAAGTAGGGATTGGACAAAGTATAGAGCTTAAACGCTCAAAAGAATATTTAAGTATGTGAACGAATGCTATTCTAAATTTATTAAATAAAAATTAACAATGATATTTTTTGCTTAACGCTTGAAAAAAATAAAATAATGATTTTACATCCAATCTGTCTTTTTCGCAGATAGGGGGGTAGTACCCTACCCCAAGGCTCGGCGGGGCTTCACGCCGTCACTGTACATTTTTTCTCGCGCCAAAATCTAGAAAAAGAAGGAGAATGATTTGGAATTGAGAGGTATTGATTATCTTAGGAGGAAGTTGAATCTCTATCAGAGTAGAGTCAATCTGAGATACAAGCATTATGCGATGCAGCACTATGAAGCACCTACAGGAATCACAATTCCTGCACATGTCAGGGTGAAGTATCAAGCCGTTCTTGGTTGGGCTGCAAAGGGCGTTGATAGTCTTGCAGATCGTTTGATTTTCAGGGAATTTGCTAACGATGATTTTAATGTTACAGAAATCTTTAATCGGAACAATCCTGACATCTTCTTTGATAGTGCTATTTTGGCTGCGCTGATTGGTTCGTGTAGTTTCGTCTACATTTCGAAGGGTGAAGATGATAATGTGAGGTTGCAAGTCATTGAATCAAGTAATGCAACTGGTGTCATAGATCCTATAACTGGATTGCTTGTGGAAGGTTATGCGGTGTTGGCTCGTGATGATTACAATCGTCCAACACTTGAAGCCTACTTTGAGCCAAGTGCTACTCACTTCATTCCAAAGGATGGGGAACCTTACTTGGTTACGAATGAAACTGGTATTCCTCTGCTGGTTCCGGTCATTCATCGTCCTGATGCTGTTCGTCCGTTTGGTCGATCTCGTATTACTAGGGCAGGGATGTATCATCAAAAATATGCGAAGCGTACTTTAGAGCGAGCTGACATCACTGCTGAATTCTATTCGTGGCCACAAAAATATATTATTGGATTAGATCCTGATGCAGAGCAATTGGAAACTTATAAAGCCACTGTATCAAGTTTATTGACAATTTCTGCTAGTGATAGTGGAGAAAAACCAAGTATTGGTCAATTTACTACCGCTAGTATGTCTCCTTTTACAGAACAGCTAAAAACGGCTGCTGCTGGATTTGCTGGTGAAATGGGCTTGACCTTGGATGATTTGGGATTTGTGTCTGATAATCCATCATCCGTGGAAGCTATTAAGGCGAGTCATGAGAATTTGCGTTTGGCTGGGCGGAAGGCTCAGCGGTCGCTAGGAGCAGGTTTCCTGAATGTGGCTTATGTGGCTACTTGTTTGCGAGATGATTTTCAATACGCTCGCAGTCAATTTGTGAGAACGAAAGTGAAGTGGGAGCCGTTATTTGAAGCGGACGCTAACATGCTGACGATGATTGGGGATGGTGCTATCAAGCTCAATCAGGCTGTGCCTGGATATGTGGATGGTGAGACTATCCGAGACTTGACAGGTATCAAGGGTGCTGAGAATCCTGTTCCTGCTCCGATTGAGAGGGAGGTAAATGATGGTCAAGGATATCGTGCCGGAGTTGTTGACGAAAATTCAGACGGAATTTGAGGAGGCAAGGCTTGATAGTGAAGTGCTGAAGTCCCTCTTGTCAAAATTAGAATCTAAGTCAGCTGGTTATCTGGATGCGAATGAGTATGCTATCGAGTTAGGGGAGATTCTTTCTAAGACTCTGAAAGGCTCTGTAAGATCCTCTAATCTGCCAGACGGCAAAATGTATTACAATATCGCTAAAAGGCTGCTGACGGAGACGCTGGGGCGGAATTTTGAGCTAATAAGTGGGTATGCTCAGCAAGTTCAGAAGAATTTGAATGATGACGCTAAAATTGGTCTGAAAGTTCAAGTTCCTGAACTAAATCAGGATAGGATAGCTGGTTTGGTCAATCGGATTTCCAGTGAAGCTGAGTTTAGTCAGATTGCTTGGATTTTGAAAGAGCCGATTGTCAATTTTAGCCAGAGCATTATTGATGATAGCATTCAGAAAAATGCGGAATTTCAGAAGAAAGTTGGGCTGGCTCCAGTCATTGAACGACATTCCACGGGACATTGCTGTGACTGGTGTCAATCGCTGGTTGGTAAATACTTGTACGGTGAAGAACCGCTAGGATTTTACCGAAGGCATCAACGTTGTCAATGCACCATTGATTATCATCCAAAAAATGGGAAGCAACAAAACTCTTGGTCTAAAAAATGGTCTAAAGAAAGTGCTGATGTCCTTGAACGACGCAAGCAGCAGAATATTGATGTGCGTGATAATAACCGAAAGGTAGATATCCGAGAATACAAGAGGATTGTTGAGGTTTTGGGGCCACAAAATGCACCTATTTCACTAGCGCAATTTCAAGAGTTGAAGTATAATGATGTTGAGAGATATGAACGCTTAAGAGATGTAGTTTATATCCAAGAAAAATTCAAAAACGGCACCTGGCTGGATAAAATCAATCCAGAAAAGCAAGCTAGGCATATTCAATCAACATCACTGACTGGAAAGAGCTATTTTTATGATCATGTGGATGTCAATGCTCTGTACGATAAATACAAGATGACTGGTTTTTTAGAAACAAGTAGAAAAGGCGCTCAAACCAGCAATGAAAAGGTTGATTTGTTTGAAGATAGGCCGTTAGGAATTGATGTTTATACTGGTAAGCCAGTAAATGCTATGACAATCAAATATAGCAAAACTGGCGCACACTTGATACCGACATACTACGAAAGGGGAGACTGATGGATCTTAAGAAATTTAACAACAAGGTTGTCAGAATCACCGATATTGACGGCCAAACATTTGAAGGTGTCTGTCTGTATGAGGACAAGGATGTCTATGATGAAGAACTTGATGGGTTGTCCATTAAGTCAGGAACCAGATGGACAAAACTCTTTGAAGATGAAATCAAGGAAGTTGAAATTATAGCATAAGCACGTTGACAGTGGTCAGGGTGCTTTTCTTATGCTTTGGAAGGAAATTTTGATGAACAAATACAAAAAATTGATAGGATTGATTGAAGATAACAATCTGGAGATACAGTCCTCTAAATGTTACGACCCACAGAGCGCTTGGAATGGTGAGGAGTTATGGATTGTTGATAAGAAAAACAAAAATAAAATTTTTGATTTGTCACTTAATGGCTATTGTTTCAATGATAATTCTGTCGAGAAAGCTATTGAAGAAGTCGAGAAGTATCTATTATTGCAAAAAATGGATACATTTGATGATTTCAAAAAATGGGTGGAAAAGAATTCTAAGTCTCAAAAGAATGCATAAGTCGAAGGGCAGAAAGGAGTAAAGATATGTTTATTTGGGAAAGGTGAATTTTATCCATGCAAGCCTGATATTTTTGCAGAAACATACGAAGAAGTAGAGTATCTAAATATTTTAGACAGTATTTAGGCGATGTTTACATCTCCCAGCGATAGGGTTATCATGCGATGACGATTGAAAGGAATGTGGAATGGCGAGGAAGAAACTTGGCAATCAGAATCCTACTCAATCGGTGATTTTAAAATACATCAAGAAAAATTCAAAAGCTAAAGAAGCGATTGAACTTTACGAGCGGACAGGGCTTTCTTGCTATGCTTGGCAGAAAAATCTCTTATTACCTATGATGGCCATTGATAAAAATGGTCTTTGGGTGCATCAGAAGTTTGGTTACTCTATTCCTCGTCGTAATGGGAAATCTGAAATCCTTTATATTCTTGAAATTTGGGGCTTGTATAAAGGATTGAATATCCTGCATACGGCTCACCGGATTTCTACATCTCATTCCTCTTTTGAAAAGGTCAAGCGATACCTTGAGAAAATGGGATATGTGGATGGTGAGGATTTTAATTCCATTAGGGCAAAGGGGCAGGAGCGGATTGAACTTTATTCAACGGGTGGTGTTGTCCAATTCCGTACTAGAACATCCAATGGTGGTCTGGGTGAAGGCTTTGACATGCTGATCATTGACGAGGCTCAGGAGTACACGACGGAGCAAGAATCTGCTTTGAAATATACGGTAACGGATAGTGCGAATCCTATCACAATCATGTGTGGGACACCTCCGACCCCTGTATCAAGTGGTACGGTCTTTACTAAGTATCGTGAGACTTGTCTCTTTGGAAAAGGGAAGTATTCTGGCTGGGCTGAGTGGTCGGTTTCTGACGAAAAGGAAATTGACGATGTGGAAGCCTGGTATAATTCCAATCCATCCATGGGCTACCATTTGAACGAGCGGAAGATTGAAGCAGAGCTTGGTGAGGATAAGCTGGACCATAATATCCAACGTTTGGGATTTTGGCCGACTTACAACCAAAAGTCTGCCATTTCTGAAACGGAGTGGAATGAGCTTAAGGTGGATGATGTACCAGAATTGTCTGGCAAGCTGTCTGTTGGTATCAAGTACGGTCAAGATGGAACGAACGTGGCATTGAGTATTGCTGCACGGACCAAGGATGGCCGTTACTTTATTGAGACAGTAGATTGCCAATCTGTTCGTAACGGAAATGAGTGGATGGTTGCTTTCTTGCGTCAAGCTGATGTGGCTCAAATTGTCATCGATGGCGCAAGTGGTCAAAAGATCCTGGACGAAGAGTTGAAGGACTACAGAATCAAGAACGTGATTCTACCAACGGTGAAGGAAATCATCGTAGCCAATGCTCTTTGGGAGCAGGGAATTTACCAGAAAACCATCTGTCACGCTGGCCAGCCATCGCTATCTAAGGTGGCTACTAACTGCGATAAGCGGAACATTGGCTCAAATGGTGGTTTTGGCTATAGATCGCACTTTGACGATATGGATATTTCTTTGATGGATAGCGCTTTGCTTGCGCACTGGGCTTGCGCTACGACTAAGCCTAAGAAAAAGCAAAAAATTAGTTATTAAAATAAGCGGTCTTGTGACTGCTTTTTTTGATGCCCAAAATTACCGAACTGCCGGGAAAGCAGGAGAAAGGAGACATGAGAATGTCAGAATTTAAACCAATCACTACACAAGAAGAATTTGATAATGCTATCAAAGAACGCTTAGCTCGTGAGAAATCGAAGTATAGCGACTATGATCAGCTCAAGTCTCGTGTGACCGAATTGGAAGAAGAAAATGTTGGGTTGAAGTCAACAATTGAAGCTAATCATCAAAGCAAGGCAGATGTTGACAAGCAACTTGAAGATTTGCAAAGCCAAATCGCTGGTTATGAGACAGCTAGTCTGCGAACTCGTGTGGCTTTGCAACATGGATTGCCTTACGACCTTGCAGACCGTTTGCAGGGAACTGATGAAGAGAGCTTCAAAGCAGATGCGGAGCGCTTGGCTGGGTTTATGAAACCAGCAAGCAAAGTAGCGCCAGTGAAATCAACGGAACCGATCGTTCCGAAAGAAGATGCTAAAAGAACCATGTATAGAAACTTGGTTCAAAATTTAAATATTGAAGATTAAAAAGGAGAAAAAATATGTCAGAAGCACAACTTGCAAAAGGAAATCTATTTGATCCAGAGCTTGTGAAAGAAGTTATTAGTAAGGTGAAGGGACATTCATCAATTGCTAAGCTATCACCCCAAAAGCCTATTCCGTTTAACGGTCAAAAAGAGTTCATTTTCGACTTTGATTCGGACATCGACATTGTGGCTGAAAATGGTAAGAAGACTCATGGTGGTGTGAGCCTTGATCCTGTTACCATTGTTCCACTAAAAGTCGAATATGGTGCCCGTGTATCTGATGAGTTTTTATACGCATCAGAAGAAGCAAAAGTTGACATTCTCAGTGATTTTGTGGAAGGATTTTCTAAAAAATTAGCACGAGGGCTTGATATTATGAGTATTCACGGTATTAACCCACGTACAAAACAAGAGTCAAGCATTATTGGAACTAACTGCTTTGATAAAAAAGTTACTCAGACAGTAACTTTCAAAGAAACTAACCCAGATGAAAACATGGAAGATGCAGTTGGTATGATTGATGGTTCAGAACGTGATATCACCGGAGCAATCCTAGATCCTATTTTTACAACTGCTCTTTCTAAAATGAAAAATACTGAAGGCGGGAAATTATATCCTGAATTGGCATGGGGTGGTGTGCCTGATGCAATCAATGGATTGGCAGTAGATAAAAACCGCACTGTATCATACTCACAAACAGATCCTAAAAACACAGCGATTGTTGGGGACTTTGAAACAATGTTCAAATGGGGCTATGCGAAAGAAGTTCCGATGGAAATCATCAAGTATGGTGATCCTGACAACAGCGGTCGCGACCTTAAAGGGCATAACCAGATTTATATCCGTTGCGAAGCGTATATTGGATGGGGTATCATGGACGCTGCTAGTTTCGCTCGTATCGTGAAAACGGGAGGTTAATCATGGCTGAGTATGTAAACAAAAAGACTGGTTCAACAATCAATACTAGTTCAGAAATTTCTGGAGGCGATTGGGTTCCCGCTGCTGAATTTGCAAAGTCACAAGAAGGACAAGCGGATGATTCGGAAAATTGGACTGTACCAGAGCTTAAGTCCAAGCTAGATGAGCTTGGTGTTGAGTACAGTGACAAAGCTAAGAAAGCAGAATTGCTGGCTTTGCTGGAAGCGCATAAGGAGTAAGCTAAATGGGAGACTTTGCAACAGTTGAAGATCTGGAAACTTTGTGGCGTCTTTTGAAATCAGACGAGCGCAAGCGAGCAGAGGCACTGTTGAAAATTGTCTCTGACTCTCTGCGTGTCGAAGCTAAGAAGGTTGGAAAAGACTTGGATGTGCTTGTAGCTGAAGATCCGTCTTTTGCAAGTGTGGTCAAGTCTGTTACTGTCGATGTGGTAGCTCGTACCTTGATGACCTCTACAGAGCAGGAGCCGATGACTCAGTTTGCTGAGAGTGCCTTGGGCTATTCGGTGAGTGGGTCTTATTTGGTTCCTGGCGGAGGTCTCTTTATTAAGGACTCGGAACTTAAACGCTTGGGACTAAAGAAGCAAAGATTTGGGGTGATGGAGATCTATGGGACGGATTAAGGGAATTACCGTGATCTTAATTGATAAGGTCAAGACAGGACAGGATGATTTTGGTCATTCCGTCTTTGAAGATCGAGAAATTGAGGTTGAGAATGTGCTAGTACAGCCAACTTCTACAGACGACAAAGTCAGTCAGCTCAATCTTACTGGCAAGGTAGCTGTCTATACCTTAGCAATCCCTAAAGGCGACACTCATAACTGGGAAGACCGAGAAGTCCTATTTTTTGGTCAGAGGTGGCGGACTTTTGGCATACCAATTGAAGGAATTGAGAGCTTGATTCCGCTGGACTGGAATAAGAAAGTGACGGTGGAGCGGTATGGCTAGTATGAAAGTCAAGCTAAATGGTGCTGGTGTCGGTGTCTTGCTGAAATCAAGGGAAATCCAAACTCTACTGAATCAAGAAGCTACTAAAATCCGTAGTCGATGTGGTCCAGGCTATGAGCAGGATAGTTATGTCGGGAAGACACGGGCAAATGCGATGGTCTATCCAAAAACCTATCAAGCTAAGAAAGACAATCTAAGAAATAATACTTTGCTGAAGGCGGTACGTTAGATGATTGAAATTATTATCAAGAAATATCTTGACGGTCATTTAGATGTACCGTCATTTTTTGAGCATGAAGCTGAAGCTCCTGATAGTTTTGTCATTATTCAAAAGACAGGAGGAAAGGAGCGGAATCATTCTGGTAGTGCGACCTTTGCTTTTCAAAGCTATGGTCCCACTATGCAGAAGGCTGCCGAGCTCAATGTCAAAGTGAAGCAGGCTGTAAAAGGGTTGATTGAGCTGGACTCAATCAGCGGTGTCCACTTAAACAGCGACTACAATTTTACGGACACAGAGACCAAACGATACCGCTATCAAGCGGTGTTTGATATTAACTATTACTAAAGGAGATATTGCAATGGCATTAGAAGCTAATGTAACAACTGCGAAACCGAAAGTTGGTGGAGCAGTGCACTCTGCGCCGCTTGGCGCAAAATTGCCAGTCGATGCGACAAGTAAATTAGATCCTGTTTTTAAGTCTTTGGGTTTCATCTCAGAGGATGGTGTGACAAATAACAACTCACCTGAATCTGAAGATATCAAGGCATGGGGTGGCACTATCGTCAACTCGTCTCAGACCGAGAAGAAGGACACATTTGACTATACCTTAATCGAGGGGCTCAATATTGATGTCCTGAAAGAGGTTTATGGGTCTGAAAATGTTTCAGGGGATCTTGCTACTGGTATTACCATCAAGGCTAATTCAAAAGAGCTAGAAAATCACTGTCTAGTCATTGAAATGATCTTGAAAAACGGTGCTCTCAAACGTATCGTGATTCCTTCTGGGAAGGTCACCGAAATCGGAGAAATCACCTATAAAGATGGCGAAGTTGTTGGCTATAAAACAACTATCACAGCATTTCCAGACGCTAACGGAAATACTCACTACGAATACATCAAGGGGGCTTAATAGATGGCAAAACGCAAACGTAAAAAACGTAATCATGGTGCACAAGGAAAAACATTTAAAGGGAAAACTTCAACTGGTTTTGCCTTTGAAATCACGCAGGAACGATTGGATAACTATGAACTGCTGGAAGCAGTGGCAGAAGTGGATAAGAATCCTGCTGTCTTGCCAACTGTTATCAATCTAATGCTGGGTGATAAGGCTCAGGACTTGAAGGACCACGTCCGAACAGAAACTGGGATGGTGCCGACAGGGAAATTGATGCAGGAAGTGGAAGAAATCTTTAAAAGCAGGACTAATCTAAAAAAATAGCCCTCCTTGCTAGAATGATCGACCTAGATGAAGATGCTCTCATCTGCGACCTCGCTGAAACTTATGGCATTTATGATTATAGGCAGCTACCTGCTCAACAGGTAGCTGTCTTTGCTTTTGGTTTAAAAGAGGACTCTCGGATCAAGATGGCTTTGAGTAATCAGAAGGTGCCTTTTGAGACTTTGCTGATGGCTAGTACGCTGGACAGGCTGTCAACGCTCGTCTGGTTTAAGACAAAAGATGGTCAAAAGGGTGCCAACCGGCCAACAATGATAGCTCAGAAATTGGTTGGAGAAGAGAAAGAAAGGGATGAGATGGTCTTTAATTCTGGTGAGGAATTTGAAGCGTATCGTCAACGAATCTTAGACGGGTTAGGAGGTGAGAAGTAGTGGCTACAGAAATCGCACAAGCTTATGTGCAGTTGATTCCGTCTGCAAGAGGAATAACTGGGAAAATCCAAGCTATTCTGAATCCAGAGGCATCGGCTGCTGGGCAAAGTGCTGGCCAATCGCTAGGAGCTAGCTTGGTCAGCGTAGCGACAAAAGCGATAGCAGCAGCTGGAATTGGTAAGGCCTTTTCAGCGGCTATTCATGAGGGGGCAGCCCTCCAGCAATCACTGGGAGGGGTTGAGACCCTTTTCAAGGGCAGTGCTGACACTGTCAAGAAATATGCAGCTGAAGCTTATAAGACGACAGGTCTGTCAGCCAATGCGTATATGGAGAATGTAACAGGGTTCTCCGCGAGCCTCTTACAATCGCTAGGAGGCGACACAGCGAAAGCTGCTGATGTGGCTAACATGGCTATGGTGGACATGTCCGACAATGCCAATAAAATGGGTACGGACATGGGGCGAATCCAAGATGCTTATCAAGGATTCGCCAAGCAGAACTACACCATGCTTGATAACCTCAAGCTAGGCTATGGCGGTACTAAATCCGAAATGGAACGGCTCTTGGCTGACGCTGAGAAACTGACCGGTGTCAAATACGACATCAACAATCTGTCTGATGTCTACAATGCCATTCACGCTATCCAAGAAAATCTGGATATTACAGGGACGACTGCTAAAGAGGCCGCATCAACCTTTAGTGGTTCCTTTTCTGCTATGAAGGCAGCGGCGCAGAATGTGCTTGGTCAGTTGGCCTTGGGGCAGAATATTTTGCCAGCATTACATGCTCTATTTGATACTACCAAAACATTTCTGTTTGATAATTTCATCCCGATGATTGGAAATGTGTTTTCTGGTCTTGGATTGCTATTAACAGAAGGGATTAGCAAGATAGCTTCTGAGCTATTTGGAGATGCTTTTGGAAGTGCTGTGTATGATCAATTATCAAGAGTCACAGGAATTTTCCAGACTTTCTTTGACATGATTTTTGGCTCCTTAAACAAACAGGATAACATCGATATTCTGAAGGTGCTAGGTTTTAGTGATGATGCAGCGAAACAAATTGTCAACATAGCAGATAATATCCGTGTCACTTTTGAGAATATCGGGGCGACTATTGGCAATATCGCTGGGATTGTTGGTAGTTTTATTGGAGATTTACTTGGCATCGCTGGTAGCGAGCAGGGAGTTAATCTTTTAGGAAGTGCTTTTGAAGCAGTTACTGGTTTTATCAGAGGGGCTGCTGAAAAGCTGAAAGATTTTACTGGATGGCTGAAAGATAGTCCAGTGGCTTTAGATACTCTAAAATCGGCTGTGGTAGGTATCACTACAGCTTGGGCTGGCTATAAAACAGTTATGGCGGTTATCAAAGGAATCGAAGCGATTCGAAACGCTACTTTAGCAGTTACAAATGGTTTGATGCTTGCTCAATTTGTGCGGACAGGAGCTCTTACTGCTGCTGAAGCTGCTAATGCTGCTGCAACAATGGGAGCAAGTGGAGCCTTTGGGATCTTTAATGCTGTCCTATCCGCAAATCCGATCGGAATAATCGTAACAGCTGTTGCCGCTCTTACTGCTGCTCTGGTATGGTTTTTCACTCAAACTGAAACTGGCCGGCAGATTTGGGCTGCTTTTGTTGACTGGATAAAGGTCGCATGGCAGGTGATCGCTGAGTTCTTTAGTGGTTTATGGTCCGGCATAGCAGAAGGAGCGAATAATCTCTGGTCTAGCGTGTCTGAAGCTTGGAGTTCGGCTATTGAGAATGTCAAGAACTTGTGGAATGGGATTGTTGTATTTTTCGATGCTTTGTGGCTGACAATACAAACGGCTGCTTCGATTGCTTGGACCCAATTTACTACGACGATCATGTCTATCGTCCAGCCTTTTATTGATGGCTTTCTGAATTTGTGGAATGGCGTTTCAAATGGCATCTCTCAGATTTTTGAAGGCATCAAGATGGTCTTTCAGGGAGCTTGGGAGTTTATCAAATCTATCTTCTTAGGTGCAATCTTGGTCATCATTGATCTAGTGACTGGAAATTTCACTCAGCTAGGTGCTGACCTAGGCTTGATTTGGGAAGGCATAAAAAATGGTGTTTCTCTGGTTTGGGAAGGTATTAAGGCCATTTTCATGGGCTTGGTTGATGCCATTATAGGCTTTGGGATAGCTGCATTTGAAAACTTTTCAGCTGCTTTATCTGCGATTTGGGAGTTTATCAAGTCGGCTGCTTCAGCGGCTTGGGAATGGGTCAAATCCACTGTAACAAACTTGATAACAGGTCTTGTGCAGGGTGCGCAAAATATCTGGAATGGCTTTATGAACTTCCTGTCTGGCCTGTGGGAGAGCATCAAGTCGACGGCTGTGAATGGCTGGAATGCCCTGAAATCGGGGGTTATTTCCATCATCAACGGTCTGATCCAAGGCGCTCAGAATGCCTGGAATACCCTACAACAGGGTGTGACTAATGTGGTCAATAGTGTCACAAATATCTTTAAAGGTCTAGCCAATATCAATCTTTGGGATGCTGGTCGGGCTATCCTTGATGGCTTCCTGGGCGGTCTAAAATCCGCTTGGGGCAGTGTGACAGACTTTGTCGGCGGTATCGCAGGCTGGATCCGTGACCACAAGGGACCAATCGAGTATGACCGCAAGCTATTGATACCTGCTGGTAATGCAATCATGGGAGGGCTTGATAAGAGCCTAAAAGAAAAGTTTAAAGAGGTCAAAAAGACTGTTAGTGGCATGGCTGGTTCGATTGCTGACAGTTTTGGAGATGAAATATTAGCTCCTGATTTAGGAGTTTTGGGAAATAACGAGGTGCAAGTTGCCTTGGCATCTAGTAAATTGCTGGATCAGATACTTGATCCTGATCATAACCGGGACAAGGAATCTACGCTTCTGGAAACCATTGCTAAGTTGGCTAATCGGCCAGTCATCGTGTCTCAGCAAGTAGATACTAGGGAAGTATCTCAAATACTAGCGGAACCGATAGCAGAAGAACAAGAAAAACGACAGGCTATTTTAAAAGCTGTTGATGGATTGGGGTGGACTTAATTGATAAAAGTACATTTTAATGATGTTGAATTGACAAGATGGATTACTATTTTAGATGGGTTCACCGCCTTTAACGGTGCAGATCATGACCCGACTTTTCAGGATTATCCAACAATAAGTGGTGCAGAGTTTGTAAAGACTCGCAAGAAATTGAAGAAAATTTCTGTCCCCTTTTATGTGGAATATAATAGTGTGGCTGATTATGACGCTTTACAGTCGGCTCTCAATGTATCTGAGGCGAAAAAGTTGACCTTTAGCCACCTACCTGACCGTGTCTTTTATGCGATACCTAGCGGAAACCTGAATTTTAAAGAGATTCGGTTTAATGGGAAAGGCACTATCAATTTTACAGTAGCCGATGGTTTAGGGCATGCTAAGTTTCCAAAACGCTTTAATTTTGCTAAAAATGCTGAAGGACTGTGGGAAGCTACCATTATCAATACTGGTAGCGAACCTGTGCCAATAAACTATAAAGTCAAACTCCAAAAAGAGTCTGGCTTTGTCGCTATCGCTAGTAAACTTGGCGTAATCCAGTATGGGAAATTTGAGGAGACTGACTATGCTAGAGAAAAGAAGAACATTACTCTAGCTAGCAATCAGGGCGGAAACTTTGCTAACTGGCAAAATGGCACGGTGTTTTACGAGAATCAAGGAAAGAAAGCTGTCACAACGATGTCAGCTGATACGGCTTTTAATGGACGGTTGGGTCTTTTACCTAGGGGATTTAATAATACAGGGAATAATCCCTTTTTCGGTGCTATCAAGGAGTTTAACTTGTCTGTAGGAGCTACAGAATGGTACATCTGGGCACGAGCTTGGTTTGAAACTGGGCTGATGGGGCAGACAGGCGCTTGGTGTTTGGCTGTTGTAGACAGTGCCAATCGTTTTATCGCTGGGATGGCTATTGAGAAACATGACCGAGTTGGAAACCGGGCTAGCGTTTATTTTTTGCTTGGTGATGGCAAGGGAGGAAGTCATATCAAACATAAGATTGACTTTACTCCTAGTTTTTGGGTAACTGATAACCCCTACGGAACTGAAGCCAGAAATCAAAATAGGAATATGTTTGACTTGCGAAAAGAGGGTGATAAGGTCACTTTCTTTTGGTATGGTCAGTATTTCTCTTATTTTGAATCAGGAATTAAGAATGTAGAAGCTAGCAAGGTGCAGTTTTTCTGTGGGCAGATAAATGGCAGAAACACGAATGACCAAATCGTCACACATCAGTATTTAAATGATTTTTCATTTTTTAAGCTGAATGTGCCTTTTTGGCGCGATGTACCTAATCGCTATCCTGCTTTATCTGAACTTTTTATTGATGCTAGCGGTGAGATCAATCCGGATGAACCGGGTAGGCTGTATGTCAATGGCTTGTTAGCTCCTGATGATGAGATTTTGGGGTCACAGTTTTTTTTAGCACCTCCTGGAGAAACAAAAGTACAGCTGTTAGTCTCTAGCTTCTCTGAGGTGGCTAGTGCCTATGCTGAGATTGAGGAGGCCTGGACTTAGTGAAAAACAATGTGAGAATTGCTATTAGAGACTCAACTGACACGCATGTTGTCGGTTTTTTTGATAATCAAAATGGAATTAAGTATCATGCAGCCGATCTGACTCGTTTTTTGAAAGGCTCGTGTAGTTATCTGGTCATCAAATATCGCTCAAAGGACATCACAAAAGTAAAAAGTGGTTGCCGTTTGGCATTTAGGTATAAAGGAAAAGACTATTGGATGACTATCAAGTCTGTCAAGAAGACAGGCTATCAGATGAAAATTACGGCTTACTCTTTGAGTCTGGAAGCTAATGAGGAGAAGCGAGGAGCTTATAAGGCCAGCAGAGCTATGAGCATCCGAGAGTATGTGGATGTATTTGATCCTGAGCACTCACTTGAAGTCGGAATTAACGAAATTGCTGATAAGACCATTAAGCTAGAATGGTCTGGGACTGACACGGTGCTAGCTCGACTATACTCTATCGCTAATAGCTTTGGGGCTGAGCTTGAGTTTGTGACGGAGCTTAACAGCGACTACTCGTTGAAACGGCACATCCTCAACATCTACCGTGCTGGCAATCTGGGTAAGGTTAAGACCGGACTACCTATCCGAGTAGGGAAAGACTTAAAAGTCATTAACTACTCAGATGATATCAACGACATCAAGACGGCTATCAGAGGAAGCGGCAAAGACGGCTTAACCATCGCTGGTCTGGATAAAAAAATCTATGACGATAAGGGGGGACTCCTCTTTTTTAGCCGAGGAAATACTATCTACGCCCCGCAATCTCGTGACCAATTCCCGTCTGTTACCAAAAAAACAGATGATGGCTGGATTATCCTAGAAAATGGCGAGACAGAGCATGACTCGAAAGAGGCTCTATTTGGCTATCTGCTCTCTGAACTGAGAAAGCGGTGTGTACCGAAAATTTCGTACAGTACAGAGGGGAAGGTCAACGGAGAAATTGGCGACACGCTGACGCTGATTGACTCCGAACATTATAATCCGCCTTTCTATGTGCAGGCTAGAATCAGCGAGCAGACAGAGTCCTTACTTGGCGCCAATGTAGACAAAACAACTCTGACAAACTTTGAACGAAAGTCTAGTCAGATAGCTAGCGAACTGCTGAAACGGGTAGAGGAGCTGGCCGAAGAGGCAACTCCCTATATCATTAAGCTAGCTACGGACAAAGGTGTTGTCTTTAAAAACAACCAGGGAGAATCCACGGTTTTTCCAACGCTCAAAAAGGGCAATAAGGCTGTGGAATGTACCTGGAAGTGGCTGATTGATAACGAGGATTTTGGACAAGCTCCAAACCACAAGGTCACAGCAGCAGGGATGAGGGAATCGCTCACTTTGACGGCTATAGCCTTGGTAAACGGTCAGGAAGTAGCCAGAGAGCAGTTGACTTTTACTAATGTCAACGATGGTCAAAATGGAGCCAAAGGAGACCCAGGACCACAAGGACCTAAAGGTTCTACCGGTGCAACTGGAGCTAAAGGCGACAAAGGAGAAACTGGAGCTAGAGGACCCCAAGGTGAACGTGGGCCACAGGGAGCCGTAGGACCGCAAGGACCAAAGGGAGAGCGAGGAGACCCAGCTGACACCGCAGAATTAAAAAAAGCTGTGACAGCAGCTCAAACCCAATTGGCAGATGTCAAAAATAATCTGGAAGGGGTTAGGGCGAACCTAACACAGGCTCAGAGCCAGTTGTCTAGCAACATTGCTCAAATCAGGTCTGATGTTGGCTCTATCCGCACCAAGCAAGGGCAAGCTGAAGCCGAAATCGGCAAGCAAGTACAGGCGCTAAACGCAGCTAAAAACGAGCTTGCGGGCGTAAAATCCGCTCAGTCAACGTTTGAGCAGAGCACCACTCGCAGGCTGGCAGAGTTGGCCAATGTGGCAGACGGCAAGGCGAGTAAATCGCAGCTTGTACAGACAGCCGAGGAGTTGAGTAGTCGGATAGCGAGTGTGCAGGTTGGTGGCCGAAATTACTTTCTAAATTCTGGTGTCGAAATCACATCTGGCAGCAAAGCAATCAAAGTACATCCTGACTTTATCAAGCATGCGAAAGGCAAGAAATTCGTCATGAGCGTGGAGGTTTCGGGCGAAAATGTTGTTGCTGAAAACCTAAGAAGATTTGGGTTATCTGCATCAGCGGGAATTGCTGGATCAGCAAACAGAGCCTGGCCTGAAGTTTGGGAGACAGGAACAGGAAATATCTCTAAAAAACGAATCTATAAAGTATTTGAATTTAGAGATGACTGGATTGATTTTATTGCAGGTTTACACATCCAAACAGGTCCTGGAGCTGTGGCCGGATATCCAAAACTCGAAATTGGTACAGTTCCGACAGACTGGAGCCCCGCCCCCGAAGATACCGAAGGCCTTATCTCAGCTGTTGAGTCTAACTTTAAGCAACGAGCCGACTCAATCGAAGCTGGCGTATCTAGCTTGCGTGAGGGACTCAAAACCAAGGCTGATAGCAGCACTTTGACTGTGCTCTCAGACAGGATATCAGCCTCGGTCAAGAGCCTCGAAATAGACACGCAGAACAAGCTGGACTCAAAATTGAGCACAGCTGAGTTTGAGGTGCGAGCTGGTTCTATCCGCCAGGAAATCCTCAACGCAACCAAAGACAAGGCTGATAGGTCCTTGGTCACGGCAGAGGCTGGAAAGCTGCGTGAGGAGCTGGCAAGTCTGTCGGTCGGAGAAAACCTCTTTATCAACTCCGAATTTAAAAATCTGCGTGACAATAACCAGCGCTACACGGCTAATGGCAAGACGTATCAAAATATGATTGCGCCCTATTGGTACAACCCGTACAACGCAGGCCTACCGAATGCTCAAAATATTCAGCACGGATATTTTGACACGGAAACATTTAGTGATACGGTCTTTGCTTTTAACGAGAGCGACGGGAGTCGTCACTGGAAAGCATTGTCAACTGATTTTAAAATCGGAGTCATCACAGCTGGAGAGTATTATTTTTCGGCTGATTTGTATGCGACGGATTTAGGCACTCATATCAAATTTGGATTTTACTATCACAACTCGACTGGCAAACTCAATTTTTACGCAGGTCAAACTAAAATCGAAGTTAGCGAAAAAGGTCGTTGGGTGCGGCTAGGAGCACCGTTAAAAGTCAATGATGATATTGACTTGACAAAAAAAGTCCTGTTTTACATCTACGGCTATAACTTTAGCACAAACTCGATTTTGTACCTTAAAAAGCCTAAAGTATCAAAAGGACGCTTGAAAAGCGATTGGAGCCCATCTCTAGAAGATGTTGAAGGCCTCATCACAGAGGCCAAAGCAAGCTTTGAGCGCACTGCTCAGGGCTTGCGTACAGACTTGTCAGCTATCCAGTCGTATGTCAACGCTGACGGCACTAGGTTAGAGGCTCTTCGCACTTTCTCCCGTGAGGAGACGGCCCGTCAGCTGACTGCCGAGCGCAAGCTCATCGAGGCTGGATATGTTGCCAAAGCGGAGCACACTGAAGACGTGCGGAGCATAAGCAGACGGTTTGAGGAGCTGAAATCCAGCTCTGATACCAAACTGGCTGAGTTTAGGCAAGGCATAGACGGCCAATTAGCCACTGTGCAAGCCGCCCTCAACACAGCCAACGTCTCATTAACCAATTTTAACAATTGGAAGCAGTCAGCGCAGGAAACGCTGAATAAAGTTGGCAGGGTTGAGACTGGTCTTAACGAGACTAAGACTAGTCTGGCGGAGTTTAAGCAGACGGCCGAAAGTCAGCTGACTACGATTACTCAGCAGGTAGCTGGGAAAGTCTCACAAACAGAGCTAACTCAACGAGCTAATCAAATCACGCAAGCTGTGCAAGAGCTTAGTAACTCAGTACTCAGAAAAAGCCAAGTCAAAATCAACGAGGGCGGCATCATCTCAAGCGTTGAGAAGACCGTCAATGGCCAGACCTTGGCTAGTATGATTGCTCAAAGCCCAGAAAATGTTGAGATTATCGCCCGTTTGCTAAAAGTCAAAGGCGACATGATCGTCAACGGCTCTGTCACAGTCGACAAGCTGAACATTGAGGGTGAGCTGTCTGCCCTAAGCGGGAAGCTTGGTAGAGTTACGTCCGGAGAAATCATCAACGAGTATGAAACGCCTTACACAAGAGGTGAAATCAGGATCGCTGACAACATCCAGATTACGAACCACAACAAGTCAGGACCTCGCTCGAATTTAGGCAAGGAAGAAATCAAGATGCTGCCAAACGGCATTTTGATGAACGCTTACGACACCAATGAGAAGCCGATCCATACGATGCAAGTGTCGCCTGACGTCATTTCTTACCAACGCCTTAACTACTCTCTGAAAGGTGGGGGTACGGGGTCGTGGGACTTGGCCTATTCAAACGGCTATTCCGCCCTCAACATCGATACAGTCAACCAGAAAATCAGGTTACAGGCCGAGTCTAGTCTAATGTGGGGCGTCAATGCTACGTTCTTGCGGATCGGGAATCTAGTGACCGTCTCGGTTACTCGGATTATCAAGAACATTGCTAGTATTGTCGAGAATAGCAAAGCAGTTGAACGGATACCAGCCGGATTTCGGCCAATCTCCCAAGCTCACTTAACATTGACTGGTAATGTCAATGCGACAATTGACGCAACGTGTATCGTCCACTTGGAGCCTGACGGCGCTATCAGATACACAAATAATAAATTTGGTGATCGTGTCTGGACGGGTACTGTCAGCTATACGACCGTGGATGAGTTTCCTTTGGCCGGAGATGTACCAAAAGGCAAAATCATATAGAGAGGTATCTATGGATAGTAAATTTTATAATCTCATGCTAGCTGGATATAAGGATCGGCTAGATAACTCGACTTTGGGAGAAATTGAACTAAAAGCTCGATTGATCCTGGAGCAAGAAAAAAATGCGGAATTGCAAGCGAAAGTTGAAAAGCTGGAAGCTTTGCTTGAAGAACAAACGAAACCAGCTGAAGAAGAAGGAGAATAACTATGACACTAGAAATCACAAAAACAACTAAAATCGTAGGTCGTATTAAAATCGACGACACAGTCGTCAAAACAATGACAGCGGATATTGACGGAAAAGGTGTAACAACACCTAACGATTGGGTCGATAATGCTGAGATTTACGCGGCTAACCGTCACGAGGTGCGGAAGCAAGAACAGGCATTCCAAGACGCGGTCTATGCCGCTGAGGATGCTATCATTGCAGAGCTGGAAGCTGGGGCTAAAGAAAAGAAAGGGTGATGAATGCAGGCTAACGTTTTGGAATGGTCACACAGCTTGCGTGCCTTAATTGATACGCAGGATGAACTGATTGTGTTTACTTTAGCACTCATCATGGGTGCTATGGCTATTGACTTCCTTACAGGAACTCTGGCCGCTAAGCTCAACCCAAACATTGAATTTCGCAGCAAAGAAGGAATCAACGGAATTATTCGCAAGATTGCTAGTATCGCTTTACTAGCTTTCTGCATTCCGCTGTCTATCTTGCTACCTGAAGGAATTGGTCTGGGAGCTCTACAGATACTTTATTTCGGGTATCTGTTTTTTGAGCTAAAATCTATTCTGGAAAATTTTGATAAGCTCGGTATTAACACAACATTCTTTCGAGAATTTGTTGAAAAAATATCAAATTCGGATAAAAATGATAAAAAATAGAATAAAAGAGCAGGCGCTGAAGCTTGCTCTGTTTGCTTTTGCTGCTAGCTATTTCTGGCTAGCAGCGTTTGAATTAAAAAAGGAGAAGTAATATGCGTAAATATAAATTATTTCAGGATGAAGTGCTTGGGTACGGCTTCGATATTGACGGTTGGTTTAGCTGGCAATGTTGGGACGGATACGCTAAATACTGCGTTTGGTTAGGTGTACCATTTGCCAACTGCACAGTCTCTGGCTTTGTTAAAGACATTTGGGAGCAACGCTATACTAATGGCATGCTGGACTATTTTGACGAAGTGGAAAACATGGAAGAAGGCGATGTAGCTGTGTTTATGGAAACAGACCTCACACCTGTTTCCCATATCGCTATTTTCGCTGGGGACATTGATGGCACTCAAGGTTGGTTCCTTGGTCAGAATCAAGGCGGAGCTTCCGGTCCTGACGGTATCGGGGGTGTGTTTAACCTCGTTGCTTTCCCATACTCTATCTTGTATCCAACAGCATTCCGTCCAAAAGGCGAGTCTTTGCCTAAAGCTGAGCTGAAAGAAACAATTACCGAAGTCATGGAAAATCATGAGGCCCCTTTCTTCCCAGAAGATGCTACTTTTACAGTCGGCGACTCTCCAATCAATGTCCGCCGAACGCCTAGCTTGGACGGTGAAATCGTGGCAGTTTATCAGCCGGGCGAAAAAGTCCATTACGACTCTAAAGGCTCAAACGATGGCTATCGCTGGATTTCTTATGTCGGAGAATCTGGCAACCGCAATTACTTAGCGATTGGCCAGACGGACGAAGCTGGCAATCGTATTGACCTGTGGGGTCAATTGTCATAAACAAAAAACCGCAGCGGAAACTGCGGAAAAAATATCTTTCTTAAATTTAATCTACCCCAGCTTTTTAGCTGGGGCTTTTTTTGTTATAATGGAAAATTAAAAATGTCCGCTCTGACGGACTTGGCGGCTGGCAGCGATGTCGGTCTGTTTTCGCCCCAAATCTGCCCCAAAATATTTTCAAAGTTAGCTTTGTTTAACCTAACAGAAAATAAAAAAAGCCTGATTTTTCAGGCTTTTGGTTAGTATATAGTCGGATTTAAACCGATAAAAAAGGCGGTAGACGGATT